TAACACCAACAACATCCGTGTGTTCGTTTGCGCCAAATGTGACCGCCGAACCCTCAAAAAGTTTAACTTCTGTTATCATCCAATAACCGCCCGAATCCAACGATGTATCATCAATCCATTTGATTTTGTCGGTTACATATTGAAAACCAATTGAATGTTCACGAATGATTCCATCCGCGTAATCGTTCAACGCATCATTTCCACCCGTTGATGTTCCTAATTGGGCAACGGCAAACAATCCCTTTTCATCTTCGGAAAGTTCAACAAACTTTCCAATTTGTTTTTGCCAATCATGGTAACGTAAAAACGCAATTTTTCGGTTTGATGTTGAATCAACCCCGCGTTCCATGATGGATTTGGTAAACGCGCCCTTTTTTATCATGTCATTATCCGCATCAATTACATCAAATGTTGACAAATATATTGCAACTTGACGTTTTGATAAATCAAAATCCTTTAACGCGTTTGCGCCTTTTGTTTGATATGTGTTAATGTTCTTTTCCATTACTTACAAAATTACATTTTATTTTTCAATTGATAACACCGCCAATTTTTCATCATCTGATAAAATAACACCCGCCGTGATGATTTTATTCAATGCATCCGCGCGGGTGTTCAATACGTTTGCCTTTTTTTCCTCATCATCTTGCAAAACGGGCAAATGTGAGAAATCCGCTTTGATTGTGATTCCCTCTTTTGACAATCCCAATTGATGCGCCATTGTGTTATACATTTGTTGCGTTTCGGGAATGATTGTATCCGTGTAACACATACGAATCGCATTTTGAACATTGGCGAATGTCGAACCTTTAACAGATGAAAAAATGTCGTAATTCAATCCATACGCATCAATTATTGCGACCTTATCCGCGTCTAATTCCTCAAATAATAGCAAATCTTTTGTTGGAAAACTCATTGGTTGCCATTGAACGTTTGATTCCGTTATGATAATTTCGTCTTTTGAACGATTATACCAATCTTTTTGTATTTCCTTTTTTTCATCCGCATCCATTGGAATCGCGCCCCCGATATCCGATTTTTGGGCGGATAAAATACCGATTGAACCGATATTTTCCAATAATACATTCCTTTTGTTGTATGATGCTTTTATGTTGGATAATGGAAATTTTAATGCTGAAATTCGCGATGTTGGTTTGATGATGTTCATTCCATCGGTTGTTGCCAAATACACCATGTCACCAACTTCAATTGTTTCAATCGAATTATCATCATATTGAAATTTATAATCATTGATTAATCCATCAATATCCATTTGTTTCAATGTTTTACCGCTTGAATTAATTTGAACTTTATTTGATGGTAATGGAACAAATAAATTTCTTGAATCAAATGAACGTTTTGGGCAATAACCAAAGGAATTTGAATATAATGCATCATTCACGGATAATGAATAAACAACATCACTCCATGATTGCATTGAATTTGGTTTTGCAACCATATCCAAAAACCAATGTTTAGTGATTTCAATTCCGTTTTTATCATACAATTTGGGAACATTTGATGCCATCATTGATGCGCGTTTATCAATAACCGCCCTTAATTCTGGAATAGTTAAAAATAATTCCCATGCGTTATTGGTATCAATCCAAATTGCGCGTTTAACGCCCCAAAATTGGTTCATTGTTGGTAATAGTTGATTGAAACGATTGATGAAACGATTTCCATTATCATCGTTATCCTTTACACCAAAAAATGATTCCCAAAAATTTAATTCCATGTTGTTGTTTTTTACAAATTTACATTATATTTTGAACATTGATTGAACAAAAATTGCCAATCCCGCCAAACAATCTGGTGCATCATCATTTTTGTTTTTACCCTCTTTGCTAAATGATAAAACATTTTGAATAAATTGTTCACATTCATTTGTTCCCGTTTTAATAAACATCATTGAATTTTGGATGAATGCCGAATTCATGATGATACGGGTTATTTTGTTTGTTGTGTTGTTGACTTGCAAAACCTTTGTTTTGGTGTGCAATTGCAATTGTCGGGAAAACATCGCCCCCATTGAATTGGATTCAACACGAACGTATTTTGCGCCCCATTTGTTCAACATTCCCGCGCATAAAGGAATGGAAACATCGGTATTCGCGCGGGTGAAAACGTAATCAACCAAAAACAATTGGTTTTTTATCAATGCACAAACCGCCATTGACGTATAGTCCGCCCCTTGGTCGCTTACATCAATATAAGCCATACAACCATCAATGGGTGATGTTCCATCCGCTTTTGTATTTAATCGAATGAATTCATCAAATTCATCCTTTTCCATGTAGCGCAAATCTGAAAATAAACGCCCTTTTGAATCAACGGGTTGTTGTTGGTATTCCGCCAACCAAATTTCATTGGCGGTTCGTTTACGCTTTTCAATATATTCATCCGTTGACATTACCGCGGTACAAAATGTTTCATCATTTTCATCCATGGCGGAAACCATGATTGATTTTTCATACACGTTTTGTTCCATGTTTCGCCCAATCACATCGTTGATTGACCAACGCGTTCCAATGTCAACCCGCGCACATCCCGTTTCGAAACGTGAATCATGCGTTGATTCTTTCCATTGGTGTATTCTATCATTTACCGTGTCACTTAACGCATCTTCAATTCCGCGGTACAAATCATCTGTAATTGCAACTTTTGATGCACCAAAACCAATAATTGTTCCGCCAACACCCGCGCCAAAGTACCCAACTTGTTTTGATTGGTTTGTGTTCCAACCTTGCAAATTTGCCTTATCATCGGATAAACGAACACGGGGGAAAATATCATTGAATTTTTCGGATTTTACGATTTGCCGAACATCATACGAAAATTTCAAATACAATGTTGCGGTGCATGTGTTGCGCATGATTGATTCGGTTGGGTTGTTTCCTATCATCCAACCGCAAAATAATGAAGTAATATAAGATTTTCCCGCGCGGGGCGGTAATGATGCGGATAATGATTTAATTTTTCCATCCGCGATTTCTTGCAATCCATCCGCGATTTCTTTTAAAAACGGGCGTGATTCAAAAAATTCCCTATCATAATGCAAACAGAATTCCCAAAACACACGTTTCGCCAATTCAAATTTCAGTATTTGAACTAAATGTTCTTTTTTAACTGAATTATTCGCCATTTTCCGCCAATAATTTTTGAATTTCTATTGTTGAAAGTTCGGATAAGTCGGGGCGTTTATCATTCAAATCAATTTCGGTTCGTTCAATGTACCCACGTTTGCGACCTTTTGTTTTTAAATAAAAAATGATTGCGGTTGTGTCGGGTTCTTTTTTGTAAACAATGCCATCATCCGTTTTTGAATGAATACCATCAATTTTTTGAAATAGTTTTGATTCTACAAAATCCAATGCGATTTCACCGATTTCATCAACTTGCTTTTTGAAATCCGCATCATTGTCCATCCATTGATAAAATTGGGTGCGTGAAAATCCCAATTGATTGCATGTACTTGTGATGTTTCCCAAATGAAATTCCAACGCTTCTAAAAAAATCTTTTTATTATCGTTCTGTTTGATTTTTTTGGTGATTAAATCTTTTCGAATTTCCCCCTTATCGTTTATGGCTTGTTTGTTTGGATGAACTGTTTTCATTTTTCATGTGTTTTTATAATTTCAAATCCAAAAATCAAAAACGAAAATGAAAATGTTGTTGTTTCCATTTCGTTATCAATGGCAAACAATATTGTTGGCAACAAAACGAAATATGCATATTCGTTTCTTTTGTATAATACGTCAAAATGAAATGTTGTCATAATTGATGTTGTTATTCATGGTCAATGCACCAAATAGGTGTGTTTATTCCAAAGTTACAATTTAAAAATGATGATGTGAAAAAATCGGTTGCATCCCATTGTGAAAAGTGATTTATCTTTTGAATCTGTTTGATGCATTTTTTTGATGAATAGATTACTTTTCCCGAACTTTTGCATGTTCCAATGATGCATGAATCAAAATCACACGAAACAACGCGTTGAAAAGAATCATCTATTTCAAACGCATCATCCATTTATTCGGTATGTCAATAATAAATACATGAAATAAATGATTGTGATGGCGGTAACTCTTATTGTTGACATTCCCATTGATTTGGTATTTCGAAACCATTTTTTGATGTTGAATCCATCTAAATGGGGCAAAAAAACAAGTATTGCGCGGTCAACGAAATAAACCGAAACAAAAATTGGCAACAATATGAAACCAATGAACATTTTTAATTTTTTATTTTTCATTTTTTGATTTGTTAAAGTGAAAAAAAACGTTGGCGGGTGAAACATCGCACTTTTCATGGCAGAAACAAAAAAATAGAATCCCGCCAACGTTCAAACCTAAACATCAACACAAATATATTAATTTTCGTGTGAATACGGCAACAATAAAATTCGGTGAAAATCACCAATGGTTTCAAAATTTAATATTCCGATTCCAGAACGGCGCAATTGATGCACAAATTCATCCAAATCAACACAACGTTCAACCATCACCCCGCGGATTAAATCGGTTTCAAATTCTGGTGTGAATCCAACTAATTTTTCCCCGTTGGTTAATTTGCAAATGATTTGTGCAATGTCAATTTTGGATGGTGTTTTATGCAACATTTGATTTTGATTTTTTTGGTTTGGATTCCTTTTTTGGTTTGTTCAACGCTTCAATGAACTTTTGATTGTGTTGCGTGATTGCGGTGTTGTGTGCATTCAAACAAACAACTTTGATGATTTCACGTTGTTCACGGCTTAATTTTGACGAATTCGCCCAAATCGCACCAATGTTTTCCAAAAAGAAATCCGCGGTTAATCTGTTTTCATTCATCATTCGTGATGCCCAATTTGATTTGTACCGTTTTTCGGGTGCTAATTCGGGGCGTGATTCAATTTCAATTCGCATTTGCGTGATTTGCGCATGTAACGATGTTAAAAAGAATTTATCTTTTAATAGTTCATCTATTGTTTCAAATTCAAAAAATTTTGGTGTTTTCATAGTTTTTTTATTAAATTTTTCAATTTCATCAACGCGTTTTTGTTCCATATCTTTTGCATGTTGCAAACGGTCTTTTAAATGCTGTTGAATATCTTCTTCCCTTGTCATTTTGATTGGTTTAATTGTTCGTAAAATAAACGTTTTTTATTCGATAAATCTGTTAAATTCAAATCAACATGTTTACCAAACACAAATGATTGCCTTTTTTCTTTGATTTGATGCGGTTGTGTGCATTTTATCATTGAAAGTGATATGATTGTGAGTATTAATATTTTTTTCATCGTTAAATCGTTTGTTTTTTAATAATCCAAAATGAACCACATTTAATTCCATTGTATAAAACCATTAAAGATTGGTGTTTAATCACCGCGCATGGAAATGGTCGATGATGCCAAAAAATTGATTTATCAACATTCAGAACATGCAACAATGTTTCAATATCCTTTATTTGACGAACAAAAACCATATTTTTTGAACAATTATCACCAATTTGAATTGGTTTTTTTATTTCAAACGGTTTCTTTTCACATGCACATTTGCCACATACATGGCGAAATGTTCCATTTCTTTGTTTAAAGGAACATTTCGTTATTTGGTGTTTTTTGCAAATTTCCATGGTTATTTTTCTGAAATTAACATTTCCAATTCATCTTTTAATCCATTGGAAATTAACATTTCCAATTCATCTTTTAATGTATTGATGCGTTGTTGTTTTTGCTCATTCAATTTTTCTATGGTTTCTTGTTTGTTGATTCCTAAATAATTATTCACAAATTCAGTATAAAGAACAATCAATGCGTTTATGTCTGAAACGGTTAAATGATAAGGAATTTTTATCATTCCAGAATAAAACGAAATTTCAATTTCTTTTTTCCATTCATTCACGGGTGAAAAATAAATTGCCATTGTTTTGAAATTGTCATTGGTATAAATTCCAATGCTGACGTTTTCATTATTAAAATCATTTCGTGTTCCTTGTAAAAATTGATTTTCTTTTGCGATTTCAACGCATTGATTCGCTAATTGTAATAATTGTTTTACTTGCTTGTTCATGATGTTTGTTTTTGATGGTTTATATTAATTAATTGATTTGATTAAAAGTTCGATTTTTTCCATTGTCATTGTTGGCAATGTGATTTCACGCGTTGTTTCGAATTCATGCATTTCACATGTTCCATCCATTTGAATCCAAATGTCGATTTGGTCACAATTTA